ATTTTGAATGCTACAAACTTCAAAAACATTGCTAAAGCACATGGTAGTAATTTCATTGAAGATTGGATAGGTAAGAAAGTAAGCATTTATATTACATCAGTAAAAGCATTTGGTTCTGTAGTTGATGCTTTACGTATTAAACCATCAGCACCAAAGATAGAAAAACCAGAACTATTACCAGATAATCCAAAGTTTGAATCAATAAAAGCTAAACTAAAATCTGGTGAAACAACAATTGATACAGTAAAACAATATTTCAACATTTCTGATAACACTTTAAAACTTTTACAATAATGAAAGCACATCTAAGTCCATCACAATTTAGTAAAATCATGACCACATCAAGAGGTGGTAAAGGTTTTGGTCAAACTGCATTAACTTATGCAGATGAAATTATTCTGGATCTACTTGACATAGAAAAACCAGAAGTAACAGCTAAAGCACTTGAACATGGTAACGATAATGAACAATTCGCTAAAGATGCTTATCAGGAATTTACCATGAATACTGTCACGGATGTTTTAGAACCAATCATGCATTCACAATTTAATTTCATTGGTGGTACTCCAGATGGTCTTATTGGACAGAATAAAATCATTGAAATTAAATGTCCTTGGAACCCAGTAAACCATCTTAACAACTATCTTAATCATAATACGGTGGTTCATTCTTATCCAGATTCATACCTATCTGATTATTGGTGGCAGGTACAAGGATATTTATGGATTACTAACCGAGATGAATGTGATTTTGTAACGTATGATCCGAGATTCCCACAACATCTTTGCTTATCAATAACTCATGTGAAACGCAATGATGAAGATATTACAAAGCTATCAGACAGATGTGAACAGTTCTGGTATGAGATAGTCCAACAGAAACTGATTAACTTTGTATAAAAAAAATAGCCTTGAACGTAAAAAATTCAAGGCTTTTTTCAATGTTTTATGGCAGACATCAAAAATCAATCAAATTTATAACATTCCAATGAATTATAAAATTTTTCATTATATTCTTTTCCTTTCAGATTAAAATGAACATCAATTTTCTTACCCACAGATAGATGTTTTAGCATGTCAGTTTTATCTCCTAACAGGTCAAATTTTATCTTTTGCGGATACTTTTCATCCGTTTCAATGACAAAATCTGCTGTCTTAAATCTCTTTTCTCCACGTTCAATAATTCTTCCAATCTGGATAACTTTGCCTGCAATTTTCAACATAATTTTTAATTTTTAGATGTTAAATAATTCTCAAATATAATACTAATTTAGATAAAAAAAATAAAACATTTTGTTTTAGTCATAGCAGTACCGATACCGATAACGGTAACAGTACCGATTACACCAGCTACAATACTAATACCGATTACTACACTACCGATACTAATTACTCCGATACCAGTACCGAATACTACAGCACCAGTACCATATTACTCTATACCGATAGCGGTACTATATACTCCGATACCGATACCGTATGACACCAGTACTATACCGTGTATGGTATCCACGATAATAACATAAATTTTATACTGTTTTTTTCGACTTTTTAGTTAAATTTTAGTTAACAATTAAAAAAAAATCTTTCTGTATTATGCTTCACTACTATACTTTCAGACGATTTTTCATTATTATAAAAAAAAAAATAAGGGTTACAGAGAATATGTGAGACTCTGTGTGAAAAAGTCTGACACAATAACATTCTCTATATATATATAATTATTTTTATAATAATGAAAATATTAATAAGATATAGTGCCACACTACCTTTCAGAAAGATTTTTTTTTAATTAGACATTAAATGCGACAAATACGACGTTTGGGCCTGTTTTTGACTGATATTTTTTTGAAATTTAAACTTTGTAGAAAAAAACCGCCTAAATCGAACAAAAACCGCCTAAATTTGAATTTTATTTGCAAAGTGGTGTATATATATGACCGATGCAAAAAAAGTGTCTTAAAATAGCCTTTAAATAACTTTAAAACAATTTGTTTCAATTATGATAATTTTAAGCCAAGAAAATACAGATGTTTGGGTAAAAATTGATAAAAAACTTAAACCTATCCTGGAAAAATATAAATGGAAAATTAACTCTCTCGGTTACCCAACAGCCTGGATAGAAAATAGACAAATTACCATGTCAAAATTCATAATCGAACTTGAAAAAATTCAGGTACCTGATGGTCACGTTATCAGCTATGAAAATTCAAACAGACTGGATAACAGAATCAAAAATTTGAAAATTATCCGAAGAAATATCTATAAAAGAAAATAAAAATATTATTTTTGTATCAATCGGATATTTTCATAAAATTTAAAGGTTTTAACCCTGTAGCAATGCAGGGTGTTTTTAAAAATTACAAATGGGTAGACCAAAGAAATTTGCAAACGTAGAAGATTTACAATTACTCATAGATGAATACTTTGAGTGGTGTGATGGTAGAATGGAAACTGTTCTAAGCAAAGATGGTGAACTTGTCACTAAACCATCTCCAAGACCTTACACAGTTGAGGGTTTAGCAGTTTGGTTAGACATGGACAGAGCAACACTTTTTGATTATGAAAAACTACCATCTCATGCTATTTTTCACAACACAATAAAAAAAGCTAAGGCAAGAGTGCTTCAAAATCTGCAGGAAAGAGCATTGGATGGAAAGAATAATGCAGCGGTAACCATCTTCAATCTGAAGAATAATTTTCAGTTTAGAGAGAAAGATTATGACGATCACGGCAACAATGATATAAATGTGAAAATCAATTATACCGAATAAGGCATTTTTTAGTTTTATGTGTTAATAGTGGGCAGCATTGAAAAGTGCTGCTTTTTTTTCAGATGGCAAGAAACGTAGAAATAAATTTATTCAGACCACATGCAGGTCAGAAACGGATACAAGAACAGCGCAGGAGATTTAACTGCATTGTCTGTGCAAGGAGATTTGGCAAAACTGAATTGATAACATCAGTTGCGAATGCTTTAATATTTCCTGCAGTCTTTGAGGGTAAATTTGTAGGTATATTTGTAGATGATTTTAAAGATTTTGCTTTGTCATGGCAGCGTATAATTGACACTTATAAACTTGTTGCGGACAATGGTTTAATCAGTCACAAAGATGAGACTGCAAAGATTATTAAATTTGTTACAGGTGGTATTTTAGAAGTCTGGTCCATTGGTGATGAGGGTAGAAAAGAAAAGGGTAGAGGTAGAAAATATCATAGGGTAATTTATGAAGAAACGCAAAAGATTCCATCACACATTCTGGAATATCATTGGAAGACTGTAGCCAGACCAACATTAACCGACTACAAAGGTGAAGCATTTTTTATTGGTACTGCAGCAGGTAAAGATAATTACTGGTATCAGCTTTGTCAGAATGGGGCCAGAAACGGTTCTTGTGAATTTAATTACTACAAAGAACTTGACCTACCACAATCTGATAATACATCTGAAAACTGGATGACATTCAGAATGGTTACAACAGATAATCCAAAGATAGATCCACTTGAGGTTAAAGATGCATCCAGAGACCTGGATAGCTTAACATTTGAGCAGGAATACATGTCTGTTTTTGTAGATTATTCTGGTGAAGCATGGGTTTATGTATTGAAAGATAAAGATTTACAGAATAAGGTTTTTGTCCGTTCAAAACCTATCAATTGGAATACTGAACAGTTGTACATCTCTTTTGACTTTAATAAGATTCCAATGACTGCTGCTGTGATGAAAAAGGTTACACTATCACAGCCAGATGTGGCAATGACAAAATACAAATACGGTGTTCACATAGTAAAAGAATTTAAACTTGGTTCAGAAGATCGTGGTGAAGCATCAATCTATGATACATGTTTTGCTATCCGTGAATGGGTATATCAGGAGACAGGTAAAAAGATAGGAATCTGGGGTGAACAACGTTATCCATGTTCAGTTCCATTTGTTATAACAGGTGATGCATCTGGTAACAGGTCTGATGGTAGACAAAAGGTTCCTGTGACATATTATGAAATTATCCAGGATGAACTGCAGATTTCAAAAGATAAATTCTACATACCTAAAGCGAATCCATTTCATGCTGAAAGTTATGTCCAGGTAAATACTTTGATAAGTAAATGTCCAGAATTTAAAATATATGAAGATAAATGTCCAAATTTGCGGATGGATGTATTAAGGATTAAATCGAATAACAGTAGACAGATTATAAAAGGCAAAGGAGAGGAAAGGCAGGCTGACTTGTTAGATAATTTACGTTATTTAATAAACAGTTTTTGCCATGATATAAAAATTTCTTAATAACTTTGATTATGAAATGGTTTAAAAAGGAAACAAGAGCAGAACGTAACGAGAAAAATTTTAAAAAATGGCTAAACAGTTACATACCGAAAGCGACAAACCAACGCATAGAACTTGTGAGAATTTTCACGGATCGCAACGACAACAACTGGTACATTCTGAAAAATGCAGGTCAGCTGACAAAGGAGAGGTCTCAAAGGATAGAAGAAAGCATGTTGGCAATCGAATACGGAGTGAGCAAACAAGAAATCATGGATAAGATGAATGATGTCTTGACAAACGTTAAGGATTTACCCTGGATGAATGCAACCAAGGATAAACTAAGACAGTTTGTTGAATCGTCACAGAATGTTATCAATGATTTATTATTCAGAATGAAAAATATTACTCTGGATGATATGCTGATACAGGCAGGGTTATATTTCTTCTACATTGATGGTGAGAATCCATACATAATAAATGAAGAAACACAACAAAGAAAGCTGGATGCTATTAGACAGGATGACGAATTGCGCAGTTTTTTTTTGACCAGTATGGAACAAATATTGAGAGGTTTGAGCGATACAAAAAAATAAACTTTCCAAAACTGAATCAACAGGTTAAGGAAAAGAAAGATAAGAAACCAAGCTACTATCAGAAAGCGTTATTAGATTTAAGAGGTAAAAACAGAGAGAACGATTATATTATTTGCAAGGGTGATACTATTGCAATGCAGGATGTAAAATATTGGTGTTTGATTGATTATTACACAGCATTGGAACAGATAATCCGAGATAATGAAAAAGCCTTACAGGAAGCTAATAAACTAAAAGAAAATGGCGGAAATAAAAGACGTATATAGTTTAGAATTTGATGCTGCATCATTTGAAGCACAGGTTGATTCTGCTATTGCAAAGATAGATGAATTGAATGCATCATTAGAAGATGGTGCTGATGTTTCTGAAGTTTTAACACAGGCACAAGAAGAATTGAATAATGTGTTACAGACCGAAGCTAAGACAACACAACAACTAACACAGAAACGTGATGTCCTGGTTAAGACTGAAAAGAATCTTAATAAAGAATCACAGACAGGTGTTGCTGTTAATAAGCAATTAAACCAGACTAATAAGCAATTAGCTGTTAGTACAGGTGAGGCAGCAGCACAACAAAAGAATCTGGGTGGTCAGTTGTTGCAAGGTGCCAGAAATGTAAACAGCATGAAACGTGCTGTAGGTTTATTGCGTGGTGCATTTAATCTGTTAGGTGGATTGAATCCTTTTGGATTGATAGCAACTGCATTACCTACTGTAATAAGTTCAATAGGTAGTTTTTTTGGAAAGACCGAAGAAGCAACAGAAGCAGTTGATGCATTACAAAAAGAAACAGAATCTATTGTTGGAACATATCAACAAGAAACTGCAGGATTAGATAATTTGTTTGGTGCTTTGAATGAAGCTAATAAAGGTCGTGGTAATAAAGCTGAAATTATAAAAGAACTTAATAGATTGTATGGTAGTTATCTTGGAAATATAAATTTAGAAACAGCATCACAGGCTGAATTGGAGATAGCATATAGAAGAGTTGCCAGAGCAATAGCAGATCAGGCAGTAGAAAAAGAAAAAGCTAAACTAAGTGCGGAAGTTCAAGGTAAGATTCTTGAACGTACAATTAAATTTTATCAGGATATTACTGATCCATTAGCAGAAGCAACAAGGTTAATTGATGAACAAATTTCACAGGCAAAGTTTTTAGAAGGTGGTGTTGCATTAAGAAAGATTCTTGAAGAAAGAAAAGCAATGCTTAAAACTAAAGAGGATGCATTTAAAGTTATTGCTGAATTTGGTCAAAAAGGATTCTTAGATACTCCAGAAATTATTGCATTAAGAGATAAATTAAAATTGATTGAAGCAGCTGCATCAGGTATTGGTATTGCATTATCTGAATCAGTTAAAGTAGATAAACTTACTGGAGAATTTAAACAAGCATCAGATAATATTTCAAAAATAAATAAGGATAGAATCATTTCTGATAAAGATTATGAATTACAGAAAGGAAAAGAATTTCTTGAAGAAGAACAGAAATTCAGAGAAGAAAATGATAAATATTTAAGAGATTTAGTAAATAAAAGATTAGAAGCTGAATATTTAAAATCAAAAGAATATAATCAAAAAATATTAGAAGATGATGAAAAATATCTTACTGATAAATCTCAATTAAGATTAGCTGTAATACAGACTGATCTAAATAATGAATTGATTTTTATTGAAAAGCAAAGACAATTAGATTTACAGAATGCTGCAAATACAATTACAGATCAGGAAAAGCTAAATCAAGAACTTGAATTTATAAATGAAAGATATGATGCACAACGTAGAAGAAAAGAAATTGAATCTGCAAAAGAAGCTGCTAAAGTTCAATTACAAGTTTTAAAAGAATTATTTAAAGAAGCAGTTGCTTTAGGATTAGATACTACTGATTTAAAAAAGAAAATATCTGATATTGAATTACAGTTGACTGAATTAGATAAAGTAGATTATAAAATTGATATAAAGACTGGTACTGATACTGAAAAAACAAAAAAGGATTTAAAAGAAATAAAGGATCAGGTATTTAGTTTAGTCCAAGAGGGTTCTGATGCAGTATTTTCAGTATTAACATCTCAAATACAGGCTTATATTGGTGCTTTGGATAAAGCTGCTGACCGTTCACGTTCTACTCTGGATGAAATCAGACAGAATAGTGAAAATTTCAATGCAAGGCAGTTAGAATTAGAAAAGAAAAGACTGGAAGAACTTGAACAGCAAAGAAGAGAAGCTGTTGAACGTGAAAAAGCTATTGCATTGGTACAGTTAACAGTTAATGCTACATTAGCTATTGCTAAAGCTGCTGCAGAGGGTGGTGCTGCTGCTCCATTCACAATTGCATCAACAATCATTGCATTAATAGCAGGTTTTGCACAAGCAAGGTCAGCTGCAGGTAGTGCGTTCTATGAGGGTTCTGAATATATTGACAAAGAGAACAGATTCCCTGCAGGTAGAGATACTGTTCCTGCCAGATTGAACAAAGGTGAACGTGTAATTACAACTGACACTAACAGCAAGTATTGGGATGTATTGACAGCTGTTCACAATAAGAAAATACCTGCAGATGTGCTGAATGGTTTTGCAAATAATTACTTAAATGGTGGATTAAAAAATTCACTATTAGGTATGGTCCCAGATGTGAATCTTAATTCAGAACTTGGTGGAAAATCTTTCTTCATCAACATGAATGCGGATAACAATAGACTTGAAAGCAGGTTAGAAAATATTGAGAACATCTTATCTGATTTGCCTAAATATATGCCATCCACAACTGTTATGGCTAATGCAAATGGAATCTTCAAGGTAGTTGAAACCAGACAAAGAAAAGCTAATTTTAATCGTAACCGTTCAAAATAAAATACTATGCCATTGAAAAAATGTTTAACTGGAGATCAGAAATGTATATCTGATAATATTAGAATGTTAATTGAAGAGGGTAAGCCACAGATACAAGCTGTTGCTATAGCTTTAAGTGATGCTGCAAATAACATGAAGATTAAAAACAAGATGAAGAAAGATGGAAAGAAGTAATTTAATATTTATTGGTATTGGTTTGCTTTTATTTATATCTGCTGTTACTTATATTGTCAGATACCAGACAAGTTCTGTTAATGAAATATTCAAACATCATAGAGAGCAGTTAGAAAATGAGATAAAAGCTATCCAGGCTGAAAGACAAAAATTGAAACTGACAATAGATAGCCTTGATAGAGCTATTAGTGTTCAGCAAGTAGAATTATTACATGACATTGATAATTTTCTTAAAAAGCATGATAAGAAATAGTTTGATTTTTGCATTTATTTTTATCTATTCTGGTCTATATTCACAAAATGATTTAGATAAATGCTTAAATTTGTTGAAACGTTCTGAATCAATGATAATTAAACAAGATAGTTTAATTAAAATTTTGAAAGAAGATATAAGGTTGGCTGATCTGAGTAATATTGTATTACGTAAACAAATTGACAATTCTGATATAACAATGAGATATATAAATATTGAGTTAAAGAAAGAAATCAGAAATAAAAAGATTTGGCAGGTGATAGGTATAACTGGATTGACTGCATTTTTGACAACAACTGTTTTATATATTACTAAGCCATGAATAATTTGGAGATATATTTTGATGGTATTTTACAGAACAGCAATGATTTTGATGGTACTGAAAGTATATCTTTTGTTTACCGTAACAAGACAGAGGGTGGTGAATCTGCATTCGGATTCAGTCCAGAATTAACTGTACGTGGTGCTGCCTATGATTATTTAGTACAAGAAATTATAAATAAACCTAATCCGAAACTGGAGAACATTAAGGTTTTGGTTTATGATTTGTGCTGTTTAGATACTAACGGTAATCCAAGACAGGTTTTTGATGGATTGATTGAGGGTGCTGATGTAAGATGGTGTTTAATTCCATTTTGTGAAGCTACAGTAACTATTATTGATGATACTCCAGATGCACAGGCTATTAAGTGTTTGAAGAATACAATAATTTGGGAAGAAAAAAGACCATTAAATACACCAATAGGTACACTACCATCAAATGGAGAAAGTGAATTTAGAAGAGCAGTTGCAGTAACTTATTGCGATGATATTAAACCATCTGCATTACATGAATTTGGAATGGTATTAGGTGCTATTTTAATTGTTTTGATTTCTCCATTATTAGCATTGATAGCATTAGCAAATTTATTAACAGGTAATACTACTGATTTATTTGATTTACTTGGTAATTTAATTACAGGATGTAATAAAAGACATTTATCTCCTTATGTTCATTCTTATTTAAGAAATCTTTGCAAGATTTGTAATTTAGGTTTACAAAGTAGTTTATTTGATATTGGTGGATATTATCATAATACAGTAAGAATTGATGCAGCATACAGGGAATTTGACGATACATTACCAGTTTTTGGGTTATTTCAAATAAATAGACCTAATCTTAATGGTATTCAATTTCTTGAAGATTTTAAACAATGGAATATAGATTGGAGAGTAACAAATGGTGTATTGCAGGTAGAACGCAAAGATTATTTCAACGGTGGTTTGTGGTTTGATGCTACATTACTACCTACTAATAATGTTTTGTCTTTATGTGTTGAAGCTACAGATTTAAAACCTGCTGCCTATGCAGAATATATGTATGCAAATAGTAGTGGTGATAATTCAGGAGATGAAGTTGCCCCAAAATATGTTGATAGGGTTATTGATTGGAATATACCTATAAATCCAGTACAGATAGGATTGTTTTCAAAAAAACTTACTTATAGTGCTACTGCATTCAGATTTGATATAAATAGAATTACACCAGCACCAATTGACAAGCCTTTTTACACTACATTTTATCCTGTACTAAATGAACCAGGTAATGACAATGCTATGTTATTAAGTCAAGGTGTAACAAGTTTCCCTAAATTTGTTGACATTGAATATGATATACCATTTACTTTAACAAATGGTAATACAAGTTTTTTTAATAGAGGGATTCCAAAAAAAGAATCAGTTCCAAATTCAAATCTAAGAGCGTACAATGTAAAATGGTGGATTAAAGAACAGCCTTATGTTGATGCTGCAGGTGTTAGCCATGATACAGCCTATCAGAAATTATTTTGCATAGATGATCCAAGAAACAATTCAATAAAAATCCGTAAATTTACGCTGACAGTTACAGCTGATTGTAATTTAGTTCGTGGAATAGCTGTAGATACATTTGTCAGAATGTCAATAGGTGATGGTCAGGTAGAAGAAATCACATACGATACATCAAACAATTCAATAACGATAACAGGTAAAGTATAATGGCATATAATTTCAATAATATAAGTTTAGAAAGCGTTGATAGTGCAGGTAATACGTTAATGACTGCCTTGACTTTTACAGCTACAACTATTCCAGCATTGACTGAATATATGGCTATTGGTAACAGAGTTAAATTAACTTTGACTGTTGATGCTTCTGCAGGTGATGATTTTACTGATAAATGCATGAGAATAAATTTAGGATTATTTGTTAACAACAATGATGCTAATGCTTTTCTATTTGGATTTGATTCTTTAGTATTTTTAACAACTTCTCCAACATTGTGTAGCTTTGTTGTTGGTACTGATCCACAGGCACCAAGCAGACATAATTTCATAGGTACAATGGAGCGGAACATGGCAAGTGATGAAGCTACAATTGTAATTGAATTTTTTGTTACTACTGATTTATTAAATTATGTTTCAAGTAGTTTTAGTGTAAGCAATGAAAGAAGATTTTTGAGCAATGAGTTAAATACTAATTTTTATCCGTTAATAAACAGAACCCCATCAGTATATAAACTTGGTTCTAACATTGGTGTTGTTGGTCAGGTATATGATTTTGCAACATTTGTTAAAAGTATTTTTAACGGTGCAGGTTCAAAATTTATGTTAATACCTGTAAGAAATAGATGGTATAATAGCAATTATACTGGTACAACAGGAAACATGAGATACATGAAAGAGATAGAAATAACATGTCCATCTCAAGTTGCTTTGAGTTTGCCAAGTGTTACGGATATTACAGCTAATGGTCCTCAAGGTTTTATAAGTTCAACGGACTCTGCATTTACGATTGTTAGCAATCAGTTATCATTATTTGAATTAAATAGTGTTAGGATTTTGATGCGTGGACAATCAAATGGTTTTCTTCCACCACCTAATCCACCTGTGACTGGAATCAAAGCAACTGTGATAAGACTGGATGACATATCAAACACACAGGATATGTTTGTTGATCTGCAGATGTCTGATGTTGAAATACCACAGGGTGCTGTTGCTCCTGCATTGTTAGATGGAATAATTTATACTCCATCTGATTGGTTTGAAGATGTTCCTAATCCAGATGATGTAGAAGTACAGTTTGTTCTGGATGGAACACAACTAAGTCCGAATGGTAGATATAGAATTATTATCTGTGTTTATGATGATGCTAATCAAGATTATGTAACATCACATATTACACCAGAATTGACTGCTACTTATGTTGAACCAGTTTTGCCTACAATAACAGGTTACATGAGTGTTTATAACAGAGAATTTAGTGGTAATGAATTGACAGTTAGTCCGCACCAAAGAGTAAAAGCTACAATTGAAATAGACAAGACAAGTTACAATGCTCAATTAACAGCATTAGGTATAGTAGGTGCTTTTGATGGTTCTTTGTTTAATGTAAACTGTTCTTTGACAGCAAGACCAAATGCTTTTACACCAACACAAGGATATTTTGCAAATACCTTAACACCACCTTTGAACAATGAAATATTGACTTCAAACATGTTTAAGGTAATAGACAATGCAACAACATTAAGACTTGAAGCATTATTTAGGATTGAAGAAGAATATGCAAATACATCAAACATATTTACCTGGACATTAAATTTTAATCAGCCTACATTTACAGTTGGTCAGACTACATTAAACAGAATTATATTTGAACAGAAACTGGATGTTACTAACTTTGAAAATGATGTATTTGCACCTAACTTATTAGCTGTAAGATTCTATGATGCTGATTTATATCCTGCATCAAAAGTGCCTGTATTGAATATTTGCAACAAACGTTATTTAGTTGCAGAGGTAGAAAAAGACCCTGCATTCACAGGTACAATAAATCTGGTTGCCACAATTTATCCTGCAAACAGTTTAGGAGCAACAACAAGTAGTGCAATTGAAGAAGAAGAAGATTGGATACCATTCCAAATACAGATGGCTCAAGAATTTTCTGGTAAGTTAGATTCAGTTGAAACAAGTTTTGGTTCAGATGATTTTGCATCTTTTGTAATTAACGTTAATCAGTTAACACTTGGTCAACAATATTGGGTAACTGCTATTGCTTTCCAGACTGACCCTGACTATTGCCCAATTGGGTTGACTAACAACATCAAAATAGATACAATAAACTTTACTGCTGGTTGGAATATAACAGTTGATTTAGGATTCTTAATAACTGAAATATTAGCACATCCTGACTATGTTGGTGGTATAAACAAAGCACGTTATAGAGTTGTTGATCCACCTACAAATGTATTAGTAGGAACAACACAAACAATGGCAGGTAGTGTTTTAACTGTGTTAAATATCCGTTCAAGTACACCATCAGTATTATTGCAGGTACAATTGGATGCTAATTTTGACCCAGGTACAGGACCACATACAGTTAGACATGAATTAAATTTAGTAATAAATTTACCTGCATACGGACCAATTAGTACTAATTTAGATACAAATAGTTATATTTGCATTGACCTTGGATAAAAAAATATTATGGATATAACTTATAATGTTACATATACACCAGAAAACAGTTTAACGTATAGTTTCAGACAACCTGTTCCTATACGTTATGTCTGTCCTCCATTACCACCAGAATTTATTTTTGAAGTAGGTGATGCATGGAATTGTAATTTGTGTGGTAGTGATGTTGAGTTTTTTGCACCTTATTTGCGTGGAGACATTATTCCGTTTCAGACAGGATTTGTTGATGAATTTAATCAGCCAAATGATATTTTAACTGCAGGTTTTTTTAATAGTGTTGGTAGTGATTATTATATAAAGGTTAGTTTATTAGATTGCTGTGATGTTTTGATTAGTGATGAAATAGATGTATTTTCAGAATCTTGGTGGGTAGGTCATAGTGTTGGAACTGGTAGTCTTCAAACATGGTTTGTTAATACAGGATTATTCCCTACAGACTTGACATGTTGGAGATTAAAGATTGAGATTTACAAGAAAGATGATGAGGGTGATCCTGTTTTAGATACGGAAGTTTACACGCAATTCTTTAAAGAGATTCCAGAATGCGGATTTACACAGTCTGCATTGATTGAATCAACTTATGCTGATTTTGACTGCAATGGTAACTATTACGGTACATTACAAAACTATTTAGGTCCTACAAATACAGCATATTTTAACAGTATGAGAGTATGGGGTGAACTTGAATGGATAGGCAGTTCAGAATCTGCAACATTGAATGATAGAAATGTAGTTATAAATAAGACAATTACAGAAAATTATAAGATTATTTCAGGTGTATATCCACCATATTTCATCAGAAAACTGGATCAAACGGTGAGAGGTAATTCAGTTACTGTTGATGGTAATGTATATCAGAATTTTGATTATGACCAGAAAAGTGATGAATCCAGAATGTTTGCTATTGACATAACATTTGACAAAAAATGTTTATTAGATAACAATCGCTGCGACATCTAAAGGTGAGAGGGTTTGCTGACAGATAGCAAATTTTTTTGATTTTAAATTTATTAAAAATGAATTACGATTTTATAAAAATAATCACAGGTGTATTTGGACAATGCCCACCATGTATTGACACGGACAATGTACCAAACTACCTATGTGACCCTTGTGATACTACAGTTTATTCTGGTGGTATTGCTGGTTGGGTTGCAAAAAAATGTAAATATACTTTTGATGACATTACTGATTCAGCTGAATGGTATGATGCTATAGAAGCTAAAGAAGTATTTGGTAGAATCAATGGTTCCAGAATCAGCGGTGGTTTAACTGCTCCAGATTTCACTACTAAAAAACGTGGTAGTTGTGGTCAGGAAGAGATTGTTAAGCAGTCCAGAACAGTTACTTTGACAGATGCTGAAAATGATGCAAACTTTAGCATAGATGAAATGTATAATTTCTTAGCTATTCCTGCAAAGTATTCAGGGTATGAATTTGGTTTTGTTACTTGCGATGGTAGATTTTTAGGTTGGTATGAAAACGTTGCTGTACGTGCGTTTTATCAGATTGCTGAAACGGATGAAGATGATTCATACTGGACAGCTGAATTTAGATTTAACGAAAGTTTGGGTAACTTTAGCCAACAGCAGTTATCATTCTTGCTTGATCTACCTGCAAATGTTTGTTGGGTTGTATCAATTGCTTGTCAAGGTTTGGCAGGTGCTACAACTGTTCCTAATGGTGGTACATTGCAGATTGTTGGTACTGTTACTCCAAACAATGCAACTAATCCAATATTGAGTTATAGTGTTGTTAACGGTACAGGTACTGCAACAATAAATTCAACTACTGGATTGTTGACTGGTACTGGTGTAGGTACGGTTACAGTAATTGTTTCTGCTACAGATGCAAGTGGTGTTACTTGTTCTGTTGAAATTGAAGTAGTATAAATTGTTGATAAAAAGTCTGCAGGGTAGTGTAAAAGCTACCCTGTTTTTAAATTTAACAAAATGAATATAGAACAATATTTGGAGTTCATGGATGAGATTGCAGTTGGATTATTAAGTCCACCAATACATCCGTTTAAAGAGGAATGGAAGCGCATTTACGAAGAGATTAAACCCCATTTCTACGGCAAAGTACCACCTGTTCTGGATGTTGCCTTTCCGAATGAAGAACCAAATATTTTAAATTATAGAAAAGCTACCTATCAGCCAAAGACAGAATCACCACTTGTTAAGGCAATAACTGAACTAAATAGGTTGTTGAGTTCTGCTAAGCATTCCATAAAGTTTGAGAACATGGAGATGCAAAAGTATATTGAAGATAAAAAGTTTGGTGATCAGGATTTAACAAGATATTTTTTCAATATATTTATTCCTAACAGGATATTAGACCCGAATGCAGTTTTATTGGTTAATCCTGTAAACATAGTTGACGAAACACAAAAGGTGGATATTGAATTGTCAATAATTCCATCTGACCGAATTATATTTAATGACCCTGACTATAAGCTGTTAATATATAAGGGTATCAATAAGAAAAAATACAGCACGTTTGCATTACAGCAACCATTGTGGTATCATGTAGTCACAGATGAATTTTATGCTGAAATTAAAAGCATTGATGGTAAATCTGAATTGACTGTATTGTATCAGCATCAATCTGGTTTAATGCCATGGATAACACTTGGTGGAAGAGCAGTTCCAATGTATGATATTTATGGCAATACATTTGTAATATATAAATCTGATTTCAGTCCTGCTATCCCTTATTTAAATGATGCTGCTATTTTTGACAATCAGCATAAATCAGTAATGCTATCAACCTGTTTTCCTATCAAATTTGTTGAGGGTGTTGACTGCCATTCATGTCATGGTGTTGGTTACGTTATGGATAAGAATGACCATGACAAAACAATAACCTGTAATACATGTCATGGACATGGTAAGATTTTATCTATTAGTCCGTTGGCAGCTTATAACATCAATCCGACAACAAACAGGTTTCCAGATGCTAATGCAAGTACCCCTGTAGACCCTATTAGATTCTATTCTCCTGATACTTCTACAATTGAGTTGACTAAGACTGTAGCCAATGAAAGTTTGTTAAAAGCAGAGAATGTATTAAATCTAAATAGGACCATAAATTCTGTTCAGTCTGGTGTGGCTAAGGAGATGGACAGAGAATCAGAATATATTGAGATTGGTAAAATATCAGATGATGTTTATAGTAAACTTGAAGATTTGCTTTATATTATCCAGGGATTAGTTTTTATGGATAATGATAGCATGATAACGGTTAATAAACCTATCAGTTTTGATTTAAAATCTGAAACAGAATTGTTAGCAGAGTTTACAGCATCACAGAAAGGTCAACCTGCAGCAATACGTTATGAAGCATACAGAAACTACATGGATAGAAGATTTAGTTCTGATGCGGTTGCAAGACAGATAGCTGATATTTGTGCTATGTACACTTCAATCTATCTATACACACCAGATGAAATACAAGTCATGATTGGTACTGGTAGTATTACTCAAGAAGATGCAGTAAAAGCTACATTTGTTTTTGATGCTGTTACTACATTATACTATTCAGAAAATTATGATATAATGACAAATGATTTTAATGCTATCAATAATGAATTAGACCGTATCTTAGCACCTAAATTAGAATCAGCACAAAGTGTAATATTACCTGAACAACAAAGTTTTGAAGAGCAGAATCCACCTGAATAATAAATGGCAGATTTAGATAAACCATACAAGATTACAGAAAGGGTTAACGGTATATTAGAGAAAACACTAAATACCGTTGAACCTAAATTTGTTAAGCAGGTAGTTGAATGGGTTAGTAAGTTTCAGACATCTTCTGGAAACATTACAAGGTCTAAATCAAATAAAGACAGGATAGCAACGTTTAAGACAGCTATTGAAAGACATCTGCAACGTGCTGGTTATTATGACATGATTAGTCAGTTTCTTGTAGGATTTGATGAAATGTCCGAAGCACAAACGGAGATTCAACAAGATTTGAATGCTATCAGTTTAACAAAAAGTTTTTTGAATAGCTTCAAACGTGTTGCAATAAATCAGGTTATTACCAATATGAAAAAACAAGGATTGTTAACAGCTTTAATAAATCCATTGCGTAACCAGTTAAACATTGCAGTTAATCAGGGTAGTTCATTATCTGATACTGTTGCATCCATCAGAGGTCAGTTAGAAACTACAGAGAAAAGACAGGGTATATTGAAGAAACTTAGTCTGCAGTCAACCAGAGATGCATTAGGGCAATATGATGGAGTTGTGAATGAAGCAGTCCGTAAAACTTATAAACTTGATGCAATTTTATATGTTGGTAGCTTGGTTAAAGATTCACGTGCGCAATGTGAACGTTGGACACAATACATGGATAACGGCAAGCGTGGTCTGATACTATTTGAACAGCTTGAACAGGAAATAATGTGGGCTGATGCAAACGGTACTGGAATGATACCTAACACTACTCCAGAGAATTTCTGTCAAAATCGTGGCGGTTTTAATTGCAGACATGTAGCCTATCCTGTTAGGAATCCGAATAAGATTACAACGGCAGGTAATGTAAGCGAAAAAGTAGACCCAGAGATTAGTAAAAAAGAACAGGAATTAGCGATTACAAATATAAATAATAATAATATAAAATTTAGTGAAGCTAAAAATATTAATGAAGTAGAAAAAAGATTATCAGAATTAACAATATCAGGAAATAAAATTAATTTAGGTGATACTGAATTAAATATTGCTAATTTAGTTTTAAAAAAGGTAGAAGAATTTAATAAAAAAAATATTAAAATATATGATGTAGTATTATCAGATGATTCAGCAGCATTTGCATATTCTCCATCTGAAAATACATTATCTATTTGCAAACAAGCAACTAATAAAATTACTGAAAGAGCATTAAATTATCAAATACAACAAAATAAATGGTATAATGCAGGTGCAAGATTAGCTATATCAAATGAAAATATGACTGATTCATTTACTGAATATAGCATTGAACATGAATTTAATCATGTGATGCATTATGTTTTAATAAATGCTTCTAAAGGTGGATATGGCAATGAATATATTAAAGAAACAAAAAAATGGAATAATGATTGGAATAATTATATTTCAAAAATTAATAGAAAAGAAAAAGAATGGAGTCCATCTATTTATGTAACAAGATTTGTATATGAAAAAGATTTTACTAAAGAATGGTTAGCAGAATCATATCTATATTATAGATATAATAAAAATATTATTAAAGATGAAAAAATTGTAGAATTATTAGATAGATTTACTTTATTAATTAATAAAATAACTAAAAATTAAATGCTAAGTTTTACTTGTTTATTATGCAAACATTATAAATTTGATAATGTTTGTATTGCATTTCCAGATGGAATTCCAATTTCAATTGTAGAAGGAAAAAATTCTCATTCTAAACCTTTATCAATACAAGACAATAAAATAGTTTTTGAACCAATAGAAGAACAATAACATGATAATAATCAGAGCAGTCAATAAGCAGACGCAAGCAACACATGAGTTCACTCCTACAGAATGGTATGAGGTGCAAAAATCAAATCAGTATCTTTATTCTGGAACTGTATTTAAAGAGGTGCAAAACACTAATCCGATACAGCCTAAAGTAGTTCAAAAATCTGGTCGTGGATGTGGCTGCAAAAAATAGATATGTTCATAGAAGTAATGATTAAGCAATATGTCAAAGATGAAGATGATTTATCAGAACTTGACATTGAATCATGTGACATACGGCATGTTAAATGTTGTATTAACAAACAGCATGTAAGCAGTTTTGAACAGTCTACATTTGATACAGAAGAAACAATTGTTATAATGAATAACGGAGAGCAGATTACTGCATTGGTGGATTATAAAATTTTTAAATCATTATTTTTTAAATTAAACTAAGACAAATGGAATTTTTAAAAACAGTAGTAGAGAAATTAGGGTTTGATCCTGAAACATTGGATAAACTATCCAAGAATGAATTGCCGATTGACGATGCTGTAAATGGTTACGTAAGCAAGATTGAAAAATCTGTAACTGAAAGACTTGCAAGACAGATTGAAGAACAGAAGAAAACAGAATTGTTTGGTGCTGCATATGCTAAGACTGAAAAGCAGATTGCAGATGAGTTTCAATTGGATTTGAGTAAATATGACACAGTAGATAAAAAAGACCGTTACAGAACGATTCTGAAAGATTTAAAACAACAACAGTTTGAGATGGTCGAAAAGCTGAAACAGGAATATACCACAGCGGATCAGCAAAAGTTACAGCAACTTACACAGCAACTTGAATTAGCGAATGCAAAGCTGAATGAGAAAGAAAGAATGATGCAGGATGCTATTATGCAGGAACAGAATAAATTCAAAGACTATCTTAAAAATAACCAGATTGATGGAATCAGAAATAAACTGGTTGAATCAATTAAGAATCCGAGATTAACACCAAAAGAAATGCGTGCTGTATTTGAAGCTGATGTGCGTGAGAATGGATATACTTTTGAACTTGACCAGGATAATAATGTATGGGTTAATAAGGATGGTAATAGAGTTAAACATCCATTGAAACCTACAGAGAATTTGAAATATGAAACATTGTTTGAGATTGTTTCTACTGAAAATAATTTTGTTAAGCAGAGCAATGCTACAGATAATACAACTAAGTTTGTGTTTGAAGAAAAAAGTAAGGATGGGATTCATCCTGCCAGATTAAAATATCTTCAAGAACGTGGATTGATATAAAAAAAAATAGCCTGCTTAATTGCAGGCTTTTTTGTTAGTGGTTTTTATCTTCAAAATATTCATCTTGATGTTCATCTTTTGCAGAAACTAAACCAATCAGAATACAAAATATAGCTATTGTTAATATCATTATAGAAGTCATAGTATTTATATTTAATCAATTGAAAAAAGTGGATACATCTTAGCTACCTGTTCTTTTGTTCGGGTAACACGTATTGCTTTTCCCCATTGAAACTTCCAGTTATGTAGTGCTGAATCCTGATCTTCAACTGAATTGTAAATAAAAATAATCCTATAGTATTTCTTACCATTCACTTCTGCTATTTCTACCATAGCAGGATCGTACATCATTATAAAATATTCTGGTTTGAGCAGTTCAGGATTTTCAGTTGAAACAACTTGAACACAATAGTGTAAACCAGTTTTTTCTGTTTCTTGAGAGAATGCTGAAACAGTAAAAAGCATTGCAAGGATAAA